AGATAGTTAACTCAGATTATTCCAATAGCTTATTTACTATGAAGTTTGTTGGCAGAATATCAACCGGCGGTAATACTGAAATAGCTATAACAGCAACAGCAAGTGGTGAGGATTATCTATTTAATGTAGCATCTGCTGTAAGTGCTAACTTTACAGTTGGGGACTATCACTATCAATTAGAGATAGAGCGTAACAGCGATAATGAACGTATTGTTGTTGACCGTGGACAAATAACTGTAAGCACAGATTATGACAATAATGTTGACCCACGTTTACATGCTGAAATTATGTTAGGTAAAATCGAGTCAATGCTTGAGGGCAAGGCAGATAGTGATGTGTCAAGTTATTCAATAGCAGGACGGTCACTAACAAAGCTAACGCCAGAAGAACTAAGAGATTGGCGTGATTATTACAGACGTGAGGTCAATGCCATTAAGAACAAAGAAAAGATTGCACATGGAAGACAGGTTAACACAACCATTCTGGCGAGGTTTTAGTAATGGGCATTATGGACATATTCAAAAAGCAGAAGCCCAAGAAAATGAAACGGTCATTTTACGGTGCTAACACTGGCAGATTGTTTGCAGACTTTGTAACCAGTTCAATGTCAGCAGATAGTGAGATCAGACCGTCACTAAGAATATTACGCGACAGGTGTCGTGAGATTGCTCGCAACCATCCATATGCCAGACGTTACATTCAGATTATGACCACAAATATTGTTGGCGCAACAGGCATAAGAATACAAGTACGCAAACGAAATGAAGATGGCTCACTCGATGTTGTTGGTAACAGGCTCATCGAACAGGCTTGGCATCAATGGGGACGCAAAGGATTTTGCACCATTGATGGCAAGCTGAGTTGGGGGCAAGCGCAGAGATTGTTTATAGAAACATTAGCACGTGATGGTGAGGTTCTTGTACGCAAGATAAAGAACCCACGTGGCAATAAGTACGGGTTCAGTTTGCAGTTTATTGAGGCTGACTATCTAGACGAAGAATATAACAACCGCACTAAGAACGGCAATGAAGTGCGTATGGGTGTAGAGTTAGATGCAAACGGCAAGCCTGTTGCATATTGGATGTTTGAGGAACATCCGCATCATCGTGACCAGTTTGGCACACGTACAGCTAGAAAACATGTTCGCGTTCCAGCAGATGAGATTATTCATTGCTTTATACAGGAACGAGCAGGGCAAACCCGTGGCGTTCCTATGATGAGTAATGTGCTGTCACGTCTTAAAATGCTTGATGGATATGAAGAAGCTGAACTAGTTGCGTCACGTATTGGCGCAAGTAAGATGGGCTTCTTTACTAGTCCATCAGGAGATGAGTTTGTTGGCGACGACAATGATAATGGTGTGCCGATCATGGAAGCAGAGCCAGCAAGCTTTGTGCAGTTGCCAGAGGGTATGGACTTTAAACCATTTGACCCACAGCATCCAACCACAGCATTTAGTGACTTTGAGAAAGCTATCTTACGCGGCATAGCTTCTGGCTTGGGTGTTAGTTACGTGAGCCTATCAAACAACCTAGAAGGTGTATCATACTCATCTATTAGGCAGGGTACGATAGAAGATAGAGACCATTACAAAATGCTTCAGCAGTTTATGGTAGACCATTTTGTTGATGACGTTTATCGCAGTTGGTTAGAACAGGCCATGACTTATGGCGCAGTTACGTTGCCTATCACTAAGTATGATATATTTGCTGACAGCGTTACATACCGTCCACGCGGCTTCAGTTGGGTTGATCCGCAGAAAGAGATACGTGCGAGCATTGATGCTGTGTCTAATGGCATTATCAGTTTGCAAGATGTTCACTCTCAATATGGTAAGGACACAGAAGAAGTGTTTGAAGCTATCAGCCGTGAGAAAGAACTGGCAGAACGCTATGACATAGAAACTGCATTTGAACCGTTTGGCACTAAGTTGCCAGCAGAACCGACAGTAAGTGGTGACGATGGCGAGCTATAAACCAACAAAAGGAATGGTGACAGAAGCTGAACGCGGCCTTGCTTGGCGGCGTGAGTTTGGGCGTGGCGGCACAGAAGTTGGTATTGCACGTGCTAGAGATATAGCAAATGGCAAAAGCCTATCTGAAAGCACTGTCAAGCGTATGTTTTCATTCTTCAGCCGCCATGAGGTTGATAAGCAAGCTGAAGGCTTTAAGCAGGGTGAGAAGGGCTATCCATCTAACGGACGTATTGCATGGGCTTTATGGGGTGGTGATGCAGGGTTTACATGGTCAAAGGGTATACGAGATATATTGGAAAAAGAGGATGAACGCCAGTTTCGTGAATTGAGCGCAGAGGTTCAAAAGGGATTGCAAAAGAAGGCAGACGACCATAATGCAGAACATGGTGACACGCCATCTAAGCGCACAAGCGTTAGAACGTTGGCAGCTGTATTCCGCAGAGGGGTTGGTGCATATAAAACTAATCCGCAAAGCGTTAGGCCAACTGTCAAGTCACCAGAACAGTGGGCTTATGCACGAGTTAATAGTTATTTATATGCTTTGCGTAATGGTAAGTTTAGAGGTGGAAAACATGATACAGATTTGTTACCATCGGGACATCCAATGTCAACTAAAGACAGAAGTATAGATAGCGAGGTTACTATGGCTGAGATTGACGAACAGCGTCACATTAAGAACGTCGAGGAAACTAATGACGAAGTTATTGTGACATTTGCCAAAGCTGAAGTTGAACCAGCTATGGAAATGGAAATGGAAATGGAAACTGATGACCGTTTTGACCGTTCATCATTGACATACAGACAGGCTACGTTTGATGGATATGATGACGATGAGGATGATAGGTCTATCAGAATGTCACTGTCTAGTGAGTTGCCCGTTGATCGTTCATTCGGGCGTGAGGTGCTAGAACACAGTGAAGAAGCTATTGACATGTCAAGGTTATCCAGTGGCTATGCGCCATTGCTGTTAGACCATGACATGACCAAGCAGATTGGTGTTATCCGTAAGGCATATCTGGATAAAGCTGACAAGAGACTTAGAGCAGAAGTCAAATTCTCTAAATCTCCACAGGCTCAGATTGTTTTAGATGACATTAAGGACGGCATCCGAAGCAACGTCAGCATCGGCTATGTGGTTCGCAATATGGTAGCAGATGACACTAACGGGACGGTTAGGGTTAACGATTGGCAACCATACGAAGCCAGCATTGTAAGTGTCGCGGCCGACCCACAGGTCGGAGTGAACCGCAGTGCTAATTTTGTCGAAACACCTAAAGTCGAGGAGATTAAAATGACTGAGGTAAATACAGACGAAATCCGTCAAGCCGCTAAAAAAGAAGCACTTGGCGAGTTTCAAAAGAATGCCCAAGAGATTACAGCTTTGGGCGCACGTCACAACAAACGCGACCTTGCAGATCAAGCTATTGCTGATGGCCTGTCAATCGCTGAGTTCCGTGGCGTTCTGCTGGATGCACTTCCAGAAGGTAAGCCATTAGAGCAATCTGTTGGCGCAGTTGACCTAAACGAAAAAGAGCAACGTGATTACAGCTTTATGAAAGCTGTTCGTGGCTTGGTAAATGGTTCAGGTCTTAACGGTTTGGAGCGTGAAGTTTCAGACGAAATCGCAAAGCGGCAAGGCCGTGAAGCCCGTGGCTTCTATGCACCTGATAGCTTCTGGACAGGCCAACGCGACCTGACTAAAGGCACAAACTCTGCTGGTGGTTTCTTGGTTGGAACTGATCATCTTGGCAATGAGTTCGTTGACGCACTCCGCGCACGTCTGGTTTTCAGTGACCTTGGCGCACGTTTTATGACAGGTTTAAAAGGCAATGTTGCCATCCCTAAACTTGCCGCAGGTGTATCTGCTGGGTTTGTTGCTGAGAATGGTGCGACTTCTGAAGTCAACGCAACATTTGCACAAATCGAGATGGCTCCAAAATCGCTTGGGGCGTTTACTGACATTAGCCGTTTGCTGATGATACAGTCAGACCCGTCTGTTGAACAAGTTGTACGTGATGACCTTCTTAATGCTATTGCTCAGAAGATTGAGGATGTAGCTATTGAAGGTGGTGCATCAAACGAACCTACTGGTATTACAGGTACATCTGGCATTGGGTCAGTTGCTATCGGTACTAACGGTGGCGCACCTACATGGCAAATGGTTACAGACCTTGTTAAAGAGGTTGAAGTTGATAATGCCGCTATAAACGCAAATACTCTTGCGTTCCTGACTAACGCTAAAGTTAAATCTAAAATGGCATCAACAGCTAAAGTATCATCAACAGACAGTGTAATGATACTGAACGAGCCGTGGAACTCACTCTATGGCAATCCTCTTGCGGTAACTAACAACGTACCATCAGACCTTACTAAAGGTTCTACATCTGGCACTTGTTCTGCATTGATTTACGGCGACATGTCACAACTGATGCTTGGGTTCTTCTCAACAGCAGATGTGCTTGTTGACCCGTACACAGGCGGTTCATCAGGTGCGGTGCGTATCCGTGTAATGCAGGAAGTAGATATTGCTGTGCGTCACGCTCAGTCGTTTGCGGCCTGTTTGGACATCACTACTGCTTAATGAAAACGTGGGGAGATTTGTTCTCCCCACAATTCATCGGGGGCTAAAATGAAGATTAGACTTAAAAGAGATATTGCTATCAAGGGTGAGCATAATGTTGCTGGCTCAGTGGTAGACGTTGATAATGATACTGGCATAAGCTTGGTTAACATGGACAGGGCTGAACTTGCAGAAAATGATGCAAAGCTAGAAAACAGAGCCGTTGGGCTTAACACAGAAAATGCCGCACCACTTACAAAGCGTAAGAAGGCGAAAAAGTAATGGCAGTAGAAACCGCAACCGAACTATCAATATTCTTTGATACGGATGACTTTGGGGTTGCGGCAACCTACACACCATCAGGCGGTAGTGCCGCCACAGTAAATGGGATATTTGATAATGCGTTCTTTGAAGTCCAAAGTGGTGGCGAAGTTTCAGTTGCTATGGAACAGCCTACTTTCGTCTGCCGTACTTCAGATGTGTCTAGCGCGGCTGAAGGCGATGCGCTCACTGTTAACTCAGTTGCTCACACAGTTAGGGTTGTGCAAGTCGATGGTGTTGGAACGACTACACTCATTCTGGAACAGAATTAATGGCACACGTTCGTAAGTCTATACGTGATAATATCACCACGACACTTACGGGCTTAACGACAACAGGTTCAAGTGTATTTCAGACGCGGTTCTATCCATTAGCTGAAGCTAAGTTACCAGCTTTGACTATATACACAAAATCTGACACGACAGAATATAGTACCATATCAACGCCAAGGACGCAGATAAGAACGCTAGATGT